AGATTCGTTCGCTAGTCTCTCGAAGTAGGACAGCGCGTCATCTTCGTCATCAGTATCAGTCTTACTGACCTCCTTCTCCTCACTCTTTTTCCCGAATTGCTCTCGACGGGCAGAAGCGACGTCCTCGTTGACGTCTTCTGCGGAGTCTGCGATGTCTCCACCACGAGCACCACCAGTGAGGACCATGTTGAGACGAGTCTTCAGCTCATCGTAGGACTTGAACTGATCCTCGCGGGTGAACTCGGCGAGTGCGTACTGCTGGTTCCAGATCTTCTCCAGAACCTCATCATCGTCATGCAGAGCACTGGGCGACGCGAACTCGCTCTTGTCGTAATTGGTGAACCCAGCAACCTTGCGGATCTTCAGCTTGAAATTGGCACCCTTCCAGAAATCGAAGGGGTTCACGGGATCCTCATCCGCGAATTCAGGCTGGAGCGATTCCATGATCTTGTCGAAGATCTTCTTGCCGAACTTGTAGAGGAAGACCTTACCCTCATTCGCGGGATTCTTGGGGTCCTCGACCACCATGATGTTCGCGATGTACTGCAGACGTCGCTTGCGAGCGCGAGCGATGTCCTTATCTGCCTCGTCCCCGCTGTTCCAAAGCTCGCTGTTCGCTTCGCAGAGAGGGCACTTTTTGCCGATCGTGGTCGGACAATTCTCGATGTACCACCCACCTCGACCCTTGAATCCGTGGTTGAACACTCGGACCCACGGCGTGTCCTCGCCTTCGACAGCAGGAAGGAAACGGATCACCGCGTATCCGTTGTCCGACTTGTCCATCTCAGGCTTCCAGAACCGATCGTCCTTGTAATTGGTCTTCTCGGTGGACTGGATCTTCTCCAGCTGGGACATGATGTCCTCAACCTTGCCCGCGTTCTTCTTCATGCTGCTAAAACTCATGTGTCGCTCCTTTCAGTTTCGTGTGTGACTTGAGTTTCGTATCCAAAAGGTATTATATCAGATAGGCTGTATCGTGTCAAGAGAATGGAAGTTGAGCCTCGGCTGGTAGGAGGTTGATCTCCTGGCCTTCTAGTTTGATTTTTTCTTTGATGGGGTCCGAAATCAGACGGGCAGCCATAAATGGTTCCATCTTGTTCTCTTCGCAAACGTGGAGGACGGCATCAATATAGCTGTCGTACGACCCGTCAATCACCAGTCTTTCCACCATTTTGCAAAAACCAGACGCATTTTCAATCATAAAGAACTCCTTTTGCTGGTGTTTTATTTATATAAATAAGAAAATGGTGTCAAGTTGAGAAAGGACCATTCATGTCAATCACCAATGATAACGTGCAAATCTCTTCGTCCATTCCAGCAGGTGCCACTATGGCGACCGACATCGTTTCGAACGGTGTCCACATCCAAGAGGTCAAGATCAACGTTGGGGGTGAAGGACAAGACACCCTCCTTTCTGATGTCAACCCAATGTGGGTCAAACCGTCTGACTCCGTAGAGATCTGGTTCCCAGTCGCTGGAAGTACCGATGGAACCGAACCAGTGGACGTTAACTTGGTCGGCGGTGGAAGTCTTACAATCACTGGAATAACGATCTTCGGTGGCACCTTGGACAGAATCCTAGAAGGAGTCTCGGCTGACATTAGATCGGTAGTCCCTGGAATTTCAATCGGTGTTGCTACCATCGGTAGTGAAACTGTTTCTGTCACTGGAGATGTTCATCTCCTACCCAGCACCAACAACATTGGAGACGTCGATGTCTTGACAGTTTCGATTCCCGCTGGTACTGGAGTGACCACTGGCAAGGCTGCAGTCACCTCGACCGCTGCTGCACTCCCCAGCAACACTTTCGAGACTGGATTCAGAATCACCAACTTCGGACCAAACACAGCATACATCGGTCCCACCACGATCGCTTCTTCTCTGACTGGAGATGGCTACCCACTTCAGCAATACGACTCATTGTTCATTGAAGCGACTGGTGCTGGCAGCATGAGTGCCAGATGTAACACATCGGAGACTGCAGATCTTCGCATTATTGGATCTTGAGCATGAGTAGAGCAAGACACCGACTCACCAGAATCAGACAGGCAATCGTGAACGTTCCAAGTGACCCTCCTGGAAAGGATGGGTTTTTCGATGCGTTCTTCGATGCGGATACATATTCGAGACACGTTGCTGGCGACATTGACGGGGGCTTACCAGGCGCGAACAATCACAGTGGCACCACTTCAGATGCGTATCTTGCTGCTTTGAGAATCACCGAATTGGAAAACACCGATGATGGGGATTACGTCTACATCGGTTCTGCCAACGTTTGGGGCGGCATGCGCAAAGACATCACGGATGGTGTCACTGATGAGTTTGATTGGCCTTTTGAGTTCAACCCATCTGGGGAATCCTCTGGTCAAGACGGCTGGATTGCTTCCCAATCTAGACGAGGCTACTACTATTGCAATCTGAATGATTATGGTCCACCGCTAGCACCTGGAGATATCGTGAAGAATGCGGTCATGGTGTTGACTGTGGCGGATGATTATGGCTTCAACGCAAACGATTGGATCGGTGTTCGTGATGAAAACACTGGTGCACCATTAGATTTCCCTGTTCTGACCACTGTCAAAGATTATTGTGCTTACAAAGTGCTCCAAGGAATCACTCCTGGCAATTTTGACAAGATAAATTGGTGGGGATTCACTGGTGGAGACTCCCCCGCTGCGTATTGGGACCAAGCTGGTGGCAGCAACGTAGGAGTGGATATTGATGATTTCGGTGTTGACCATTGCGCAAGTTATGGCATTATAACACCATCAGCAGAAGTTGGAAAACCTGATCCAGGTTCTGGTACCTCAGATCCAACGTTCAGTAACAGGTTGGGCAATGATCAAGGGTACAGGACCATCAGAATCAATATCACTGACTATGTTCAAGATGCGGTTGACAACGAGTCTGGTACGTTGAAGATAGCAGTATATAGAAATCTGGACACCAGTCTCTCCAGTCAATCGTATTATGGCATTGAAGGCTCTTCTCCAGGAATCCCATTTCAACTAGACTACTATCCGAACTGGACCAACATGATCAGGGTCATCTCCACCAATTACACGGTTCCACCAGATGAACCAGATCAAATCTTCCTCAAGCCGAGGATAGAGATTTCATACATTAAGAAAACGTAGCGAAGTACCCATCGATTTTTGACTTGAGAACCCCAACATATCTCACGGGGTTCTCTATGTACTCCTGAACCTCGCCATTCGCGGTGGTGATGAGGATGACGATCTGTGGGATCTTCTCGCCAGTCATCTGTTGCCACATGATGGCATATGCTGTCGCTTGGCAGAAATAGTCTTCTATTTGGTCTTTTGTCTTCAGTCTTTTGCTGGTCTTGAAGTCGATAATAGAAGGAACGCCGTTATAGTCGGCAACGCAATCGACGCGTCCAGCAAGACAAAGCAGAGAACTATGAAGGGCAGCCTCTTGCGCACGGATGTTCGAAATGTTGTGGAGAAGAGACTTGATGTTGTCGAACTGCTCATATACTCTGTGGTCATCTCTGCTCACCTCTTTGTTGTTCAGATAATCTTCGATGAGAGAGTGAACTTTGGTCCCATTTGCTAAGATCCTCTTGCTTTCTTCAGGATTTTTCGCTCTCCACTCCTTGAAGAATTCTCTCTTCTCCCATCCAACAACAGTAGTGACACTTGGATACTTCTGCCCATCTGGGGATTCATAGAACCGCGATCCGTCCTTCATGGTAACGGATCGCAGCTCTTCCAGCACAACGTTGGGCACGTGCTCGAACTTCAACGTTCCCTATCCAGCACGAATTTGTTGTCGTCTTGTTTGTACCACTTGATCTTGTACCTCACTTTATGCTTCGGAATGGATTCGACAAGAGGATTCAGAGCATTCATCACACCTTCCAGATCACTTCTTGACTGCTTGATGCGTTCCAGCTCATACTCATTCATATCACCATTTCTCTCTCGCACTCTTTCGATTTGCTCACATCTGCTGATGTGGAGCACATGGATGTCAACGTTCACATCCGTTTTCTCAGCAAACTTCATTAGATAGCGATGAGCATACAGCAGCTGCGAGCTATTCCTAGGCATGCCATCACTAACTAATGGGATGTCGTGGTCACGCGACACCTTGCAACAATGCTTGAACATGGAATAGACTAGTGGATTGGCAAAAGACCAGACATTCTTGCTCTCTTGCTTGTTCTTCATGCAAGAGAATGAATTCCTCAAAATCTCACCGACACTGAAGAGGATGTTATCCTCTTTCGGGAAATTCCTAGAGATGAAGGTGCTCTTGCCACTGCCAGCTTGTCCAAGCACAAAATTAATCATCATGATGCGAACAATTCCTTCTGACCGCTCAGAATGCTCTCAGTGGAAGTCTCCACCATGTCATTCAAATCGGCACCTGTCCCCAGCAGGCGAAGGTCACAATCATATTCACCCAGAAGAGTAGCGACATCAGAAATGAATTCTGCTCTCTCGTTATGATCCTGGTAGTAGTTGACGAAATTGAGGAATGCGTAATCTGGTCGGACGAACTGACAGAACTTGCGGGTCTGTGTTTCGCTGAAGGTGAAGACTCGTCGGACTCTCTGAGTCACTGTGGTCTTCTCCTCGACTGGATACCCACACTTTTCGCTGATGTGTGCCCAATCCAGCTCTTGCTGGTCGTCGTAGTAAGGTCCGCTAGTGTTCTCGGTGCTTCCGACTCTGATCGGGAAAGATCGGAGGGAAGCGATGATGCTTCCAACATCCTTGACCGAACATCCAGCATTGTCCATCATTCGACCGATTAGGCAGTCACGTGATGTTACATGAGGGTAGGCACAACCCCAGTTGAGAGAAAGATC